TCTGACCAAGAAGTGAAAGAGTATATTTGTAATGTAATCTGTAAGGAAGACAATGACAAAGTCCGAGAAAGAAACAATCAAAAAGCAAAAGAAAGAAGAGAACGCAACGGAAGATAATTTTCTTACTCGTAAGAAATTTACCGCAATGGTTCTTGAGTCTGTACAAAGAGACAACCATTCTTATATAGATGCAATCGTACATCTATGTGAAAAGAATAACATTGAGATAGAAGATATTAAGAAGTATATCTCTCCCGCAATCAAAGACCATTTAGAAGCAGAAGGAATGAGTCTGAATTTACTACCCAAAGGTAATACATTATTTTAAAAATTATACTTGACATTACTTGTATAAATAAGTATAATACACAACGATTTATATTATGAATAAAGTGGACAAACAGAAGACAAATAATACGGAGTATACACATGTCATTTGAAAACTTGAAGACCAATCGCACCGATGTCTCTAAACTAGTTTCTGCAGTGCAAGAAGCTACTGGTGCAACAACCCAAAAGAAATCTTACGAAGACGAAAGATTTTGGAAACCCACAGTAGACGAGTCTGGTAATGGTTATGCAATTATCAGATTTTTACCAGCAGGTGAAGGTCAAGAATTGCCTTGGGTAAGGTACTTTGACCATTTCTTTAAAGGCCCTACTGGACAGTGGTATGTAGAGAAGTCTCTTACATCTATTGGACAGAAAGACCCACTCGGAGAACTGAATTCTAGATTATGGAACTCAGGTATCGAAGAGGATAAAGAAACTGCAAGGAAACAAAAAAGAAGATTGCACCACGTTGCAAACATTCTAATTGTTTCTGACCCCGCAAATCCTTCCAACAATGGTAAAGTATTCCTTTACGATTTCGGAAAGAAAATCATGGATAAAATCATGGACGTAATGCAACCGCAATTTCCTGGCGAAGAACCCGTGAACCCTTTCGATTTTTGGAGTGGTGCGGACTTTGAACTTAAGATTACTAATGTCGCTGGTTATAGAAACTACGATAAATCTTCTTTCAAACCAGTGAGTGCATTGTACGATGCAGATGAAACTAAACTAGAAGCAACTTATAACTCTATGTTTGATGTTGCAGAGTTTGTTGACCCAACTAACTATAAAACTTATGACGAGTTAAAACAGAGATTGTCTGTTGTTCTTGGAGAAGCAGTTGGTGAAGGTTCAACTCAGAAAATGGAAGACTTAGGTAAGACTGCAGAAGCAGTAGAACCAAAGGTTGCAGAAACCCCAGTGGTTGCACCAAGTACTCCAGAACCAGAAGTTGCGTCAACTGAGTCTGACGATGAAACTTTGAGTTATTTCGCTAAACTTGCGAATGACGAGTAAGTACTTAATTTAAAAACAAGATTTTTAGACCCCACAGAAATGTGGGGTTTTTTTATGCGTACGCACCCCTTCTTCCACGCATTATTGCACTACCACCCGCAACTCTACTTTTATTATCAATAGGTGGTTCAATTTGAGAAGTCATAGATTGTGAGTTATCATTTGAAACATTATTGTTAGTGGTGTTGTCAATTACAACTGGTTCTCCACCACCTTGTTGTCCTTGTTCTGCAGCTCTATTTTCTGCAATCTTTTCATTAAAAGTACTATCACGTTTTGCTATCATTGCACCCGCAGCTGCATCTGCTTCTCCACTACCAACTGAATTAAGTGTTTTAGTAAATGCTTCATTAAATGCACTTGGAATTTTAGACGGACGTAATAAATTTTTAAGAGCAGCTTTTGCACCTGCTAAAACTGCAACTGGAAACTTTATAAGACCCCGTGCAATTTTTTCAATCGCAGCCATCGGGTTTTTTATAAACGATACAAGACTATCAATTATTCCTGAGAATAATCCCGCAAAACTAAAACCCTTTATTGCTTCACTCGCATCTGTACTTATAAAACCTACTAGAAAACCAATGAAATTTTTTATCATATCTAATGGAGCCATGAACAAAGTATTGATTGCTTTCTTAATCCCTTCTAATGCACCTATTAATATTCCTTTCAAAACACCTTCTTCTGCAACATTTTTAGTAAATCCTTCTATGAAACCACGAATAAATTGAACTGCACCAATAACTATTTGCAAAGGAAGAAGAATTGCTTTACCAATCGTCACGAAAAGAGTACCAACTGATTTCATTATCTTAAATATTGCTGGAAAAAAATTCTTAATTGCGGTAAGAGCTTTTGAAATCATCACTCCTATTTTACCCCCACCTCGTAGAGTTTGTTGTAAACCTTGAAAAGCATTACTTATGGGTTGAAACGCTTTTGAAAGTCCACCACCGTTTCCGAAGAAAGCTTTTACATTATTAATAAAACCAAAAAATCCACCTTTAACATTACTTCCAAAGTTTTTCAATGCATTGATACCTTTCATTACTTCTGGATTAAGTCCCGCAAACCTAAAACCAACAGTTTTTAATGCACCACCTATTGTCTTAAAGAAACTAACTATTGGTTGAATTACTTTTGCATTAATTGTACCAGTTATCATAAGTCGAAGAGTTTTTAGAGACCCGATAATAGGTTTAACAAATCTATTTCCAAAAAGTACTTTTCCAGCAAATTTAACAATAGTTGCAATTTGTTTTGCAAACGCAATAGTAAGACCCGTGATTAAACCACGAATTGCACCAATAAAAATAAAAGGTATCGCAAATACACCCGCATCTGCAATTGCTTTATTTACATCAAGACTACTACCGTCACCACCACCAGCTTTTGCATCACTCTCTTCTCTTTTATTTTCTAGTCTATCTCCTTCATCAAGTCTTTGTTGATTTTTGAAATAGTCTCCTAGAACTTTTGATAATTGTTCAATACCTGATTTAGTTTGTTTTGTTTCTGCAGTATTAACCGTCAACTCTTGATTTTGTTTCAAGAGTACTTGGGTGACATCTGTAAGTGTTGGTTCTGACATATTAGTATTTATACTTACTTTCTTGTTGTTTACGGTTTTCTTCTTCTTTTTTTATCCATTCCATTAATAAAGTTAAGTATATTTCCCTTTCCCACGGCCACATGTTTTCTAGTTCAGTCAAACTATAATTATAATGTTGCATCATATTAAAGTTTGTCTGATAATAGTTATATAAACTATCATGAGAAAGGTTTAGGTAAAAAAATCCTGAATACCTTGCAATGTCATTTCATTGTGATGTCCGCAGTGAGAACAATCAAACTCAATATCTTTTTTCAATGAGGGAATAGTTTCAACAAACTTAGATATATTTTGAAGTTGTTGATTATTCATAGAGTCAACAAAATCTTCAACATCTTTACTTGGTACTTCATTGATGTCTATTCTTTCTTCTCCGTTAATAACTGCAGATATACATTCTCGAATAACTGTAAATCCAAATTCAGTCTCTTGAACATTTTCTTTAAAGTTATCAATGAATACTTTAAACGGTGGATATCTCATTTCAACTGAAATATCATCGGTTAGTTGTATAAGATTATTTACTTTCGGAACATCTACTGAAATGTCTGAAAGGTTTATATTCTTTTGTGTTTTTCCTTCACACTCAGTACAAATCAAATTTACATCTATAGACTCACCAACTGATTTACCACGAATTTGAGTAAACATGTACTCAATATCAAAAGTAGTAAGTTTAGATTTAGTATAGTCTCCTTGAACACACGCATCGATTGTGTCTAACATTGCTTTCATCGCAGTCTTTTCATCTTGCGACTCAAATGCCATCAAAAGAATTTTCTCTTCTTTTACTAAGTATGGTCGAAACATAACAGTCTTACCCGTTGAGGGAATGACCATTTCATGTTTAGGGGTTGCATTTAGTTTAGGTAATGCACTCATAATATCTCCTATAATGTATTAATATATATATTTAAATTCCAAATAACGCTTTTCTCAATCCAGTTTTTACGGCTCTTGCACCTGCTTTCTTCACTGCAGATTTAGCTGCATCTTTTAATTTATCCTTAACTCCAGTTGCTTCTAATAGTCTATCTTTAGTATTACCTTCAACTACTTCATATCGTTTGTAAGATAGTTGTACATTTACTTCTATCAATCCGTCAGGGTCATTATTTAATTCCATAGAGTTCATAGTAGTTGGAAATGCGTTTAATAATCTAGTAGAATAAGTC